ACCGTAAGCAAGTGCTACCCATGCAAATAGGTCGACTAAGCCACCTAAGAGTAGGTAAGATAATGATAGTCCGACGATAACTCCGCCGTCCCAAGATGTTCTTTCTGCCCATCTTTCCATTACCCATGCTTTTGCTGTATTTAACATATTCATATATTTCTCCTTTATACTTTAAAGTCAGCAAACGAGTCATTACTTTCTCGTTCACCAAACTTGTTTATCGGCTTATCTGGTATCATGTCAGACATAATATCTGATTGAGCCGACTCCTCTACATCATATAGCTTCATGCGGGAACGATCTACACCAACTACAAATCTCTTATATTTGGTTGGATCGTTATAACGATTTTTCAATTGCTTTACCATTAATTGGCCAAGTTCTTCAAGTTCCTCTGTTGAAATAAGAGCAAACATAAGATCCGCCGTTGCAGGTAAACCAAATGATTCAGATGTATCCTCTAGACCGACGTCAGTATTACTGAAACCAGACCTTGTAGTCTGAGTTGCCGATACTATAGGTACATTGAATTCCACAGCCAGTCCACGAAGTTCTTCCGCGATGGCTTTAATATAGGTATAACTATTTATACTTCCACCCATGCCACGCATGCGACTTGAGGCACAAATATTCAAATAGTCAATATAGACCATATTAGGACTAAAGTTCTTTTTGAGTCGTAACTCATTAAGTAAAGCTCTAAAATGGCCTGTGTGAGCCGAGCCAGTAGGATATTCTTTTACAATAAGTTTACCTACTGATGCTTTTGCTATCTTACCAATCTTATCATCGAATACATGTTTAGATAATGATCCAAGAGATTCAATTGGCAAATTCATTAAGTTAGCATCGATTCTTTCAGCGATACGTTCTTCAGCCATTTCCATTGTAATGTACAAAACATTCTTTCCTTGATTAAGAACTGATGCTGCACAATGACACATGAACAATGACTTACCTACGCCAGTTCCGGCTAAGGCAATATTAAGTGTCTTATTAGGTAGACCACCTTTTGTTATTTTATTAAAATAATCTAAATCAAATGGTATACGATCTTCTTTTCTATTATAAAATTCAAACCTTTCGTCTGAGTTATCAATATAATCATGACCAATTGCTTCATCAAATGATACTCCAAGAGCTTTCGAAAGTATTTCAGGTATAGCACCTTCACTTCGTTCTTTGTCTTTACCATCAATGATTTGTATAGAATCCATGATAGCATTATAGACAGCTCTCTCTTTGCACCACTTTTCTGATTCATCAAGTAGATACTCTGTATCAATATCTGATTTTTCAGCAATTTCATTTACCAATCTTGATGCATTGTTTAATACATCTTCAGGAGCATTGATCTTTTTAAGTTCAAGCTCTAAGATTTTTGATGTTGGTAATTTATTGTGTTTACTTACAAAGTTGACAATAAGATCGAATACCGTTTTATGTGTACCTTCAAAATATTCATTTTTTAAATATGGTACTACTCGTCTACAATAATCTTCGTTATTAAGAAGATGATTCAGTATGTGAGTCGGTAGTTGATTCGTCATTAGCAATTCCTATTGTTGATAAATTATTTTTTTTGGCGTATTCCAAAGAATCCGTTATTATATATTGTAGTATCGCGCCAAGATAATTTTTAAATGATTCATCTTGATCGAGTTCATCTACACTAAAATCTCCTGGATCTTGTACTGTATAATTAAAACTAAGTGTAGCCATATCTAAGTTAGGATCTTCTTTGATACCAACTTGTCCATAAACTACCATAACGTCTTTCCATGTTCCAGTTTTAAGAAGAACTCCGCTGAGTGGACTATTCTCATTCTCTACAATTGAGTAGTCTTTTTCGCTTACGTTATACATTATTCTTCTATATCAATATCTAAATCAATATCAATCATTGGCCTATGCCCAATTGAATAATATGTTTTGACAAACTCTTTAAAGTCAGTATTTTTAAAGATTGGTTCCCAGAACTTTTTAGTAAGAGTATCTTTTTCTCTTACTTTTGGCTCGAGTATTTCGCCTGTCTTCATATCAACGGCAGCATACCAACCTACATTTGGTTTAGTTATATAACCACCAGCAAGTGCGACAGTTAAGAGTCCACTATACTGTTCAATACCGCCTTCCCATGATACTGAGATTGGTACTTTAGATTTTTCTTTTACAAACCTAGATTTTTCTACATTGATAACAAAGTGATACCCTTGAATCTCTGTACCTTTTTTATCTTGTTGTCTTCCAATAATCCAGATGTTATCAGCTGAGTAATAGATACCTGTACCACCTGAAACAACAGCTTTCGGAAATAATCCAATTTCTTGATACGTGTGGTTAACAGCAAGTAAAGGGATGTTCTTCATAGTAAGATAAGGAGTAACCATTCTGAACAGTCCCTTTAATGCTTTAGCTCTTGTCATATCCGCTACGGATTTTTCATTAAGAGCATCTTCCAACTCTTTCTTAGAGGCAAGGTTACCAATAGAATCAATAACAACAATTACCTTGTCGCCTCTTTCGATATTTTCGAGTTGGCCCACTAAGTCAAACTTTAATTGTTCGACATCTGTGATCGGTGTATGTAATACTCTTGATGTATCAATACCAAATGATTCAAAATAAGATTGAGGTGACCCAAACTCTGAATCATAAAAAAGCATTACTGAATCTTCATGTTGCTTTAAATAGGCTGCTCCCATTAGCAAAGCAAATGAAGTTTTAAAATGTTTAGATGGACCAGCCAGAACTGTAAGTCCTGATGTAAGACCACCATCGATATCGCCTGACAATGCAACATTAACCATTGGTACTTCTGTTGTAATGATATCCTTTTCTGCGAAAAGAATTGACTGAGATAGTATAGCCGTTTCTTTTACTTTACTATTCTTTTTTAATTTATCCATTATAGACATTATTCATCCTCCTCGGAATTAAAGTTTTCTATTTGAGCAGTATGTAATGCAAACTCGATATTTGTTCCAATACCATTTTCTACTGCAACTTCTGCAAATTTTGTCATATCTGTTTCATTCATACGACAAAACGTTTCAACCAATTGTTTGATATCCATTATCTTCTCCTAGCCTTTGATGGCTTCATGTATGCATCATTGATGCGTTGTAATTTACGAGTTCTACTAATAGCTTCAGCTTTTTTGCGTTGCTTTTGCTGAGCTGGCTTTTCATAGTACTGGCGTTCACGTACTTCTTGTACAATACCTGCTTTCTCACAGGCTTTTTTAAATTTTCTAAGACCAACGTCAAAGGGCATTTCCTTTTGAGGACGTTTGTCACGTGGGTTTCGATTTGGCCTTGGCCTTAAATCAATACTGGGCATATATTCTCCGTTTTTTATTTTTCATTGTATATATTATACCATAAAATCAGTGAGTTGTAAACTGTTTTTTTCATATTTATAGGTTCTTTTTTTGTTATCTTGTACTAAGAACTGAGTGTCTATTAACTCAAGGTTATTATTTAAATATTCCTTTACCATTCGAGCAGGATGTTCTGCTGTTGTGACTGGTACATTTTGGCATATGTGGTTTAACGATCTTTTTGCATCAAGCAATATAAAGTCAAATGGTAACTTCATAAGTGATAAAGCTTCTCGTACTGTTAAGTATCTATCTTCATCAGGATGAGTTAAGCATGTTGGCATATGACCAACAAAAGCTCCTATTTTATCTTTAGGAATCTCTGTTGTTTTTCTCATAATATTACCGCCAGCTTTCAGTTTATGATATTGTCTATCGCATTTCTTTGCTACATTCTCAAAACCGTTTGCTCTCATCCATTTAGCAACTTCTTTGTAAGTTGTTCTTTCTTCTATATAATCCATAGGATTAGTTGTCTTTTCTATTTTGTTTTGAAATTCACTATGAGATATACCACCTTCTAATTCTTCAAGTACATATTTATAATATGGTTCTTCAGATGGAATCTTATCATTACAAAGTATTTGACTCATAGGATCATCATCGCATCTTTTAACTTCTCTTATATCATCAGCAATCATAGTTGGTCTTTCTAATACATAATCAAAGAGTGGTACTTGATCTCCTTTCCAAAAGAAATAGAATGTACGATCTCTTACTTGACTTAAGCCATGTAGAATTGATTTTGTTTTAAAGATACTAAATGTATAACCATGTTCTTCTCCAATCTTTCTTAATCTTCGAACTACAGGTTCTCCCATCTTACTTGCTAACCTAGGAGCATTCTCTCCCCAAAAGACTTTTGGTTGAACCTCACCAAGTACATATTCGGCAGACTTATACATCCATTCGTTCATAGGATTATTACTTGAAGCAGATGGACTAAGTGAGCTCAGCCCTGCACATGGGCATACAGTATTAATCACATCAACTTTTTCTGTGTAACTCGCTCCCTCTGAGAGGTTCAAATACGGGACCTTATGGTTATAATAATTGTTTATGTGAGATTCATTTGCTTGAAACCCATCAAATGTTAAGAAATACTTTGGCTTTTCTCCAAAGACATTCTCCATTGCTATTGTTTCTCCACCTATAAGTGGTACTATGCTTGCATAACTCATCCGAAAAATTCCTCTAATCCTTGTGGTTCCATTCCATTCCAATATGGATAGAACTCTCTTGATAAATGTATTGATTGCGGCTTTTCCATATATTTAAAATCGAGTTTGCCTTCATCATTATATAGATATTTTGTCCATCTTATGATACCATATTCTTTTTCAATATAGTCATTGAATTGATTTCTCCAATCGTTTCTTTCTTTCCACGAACCATAAAATGGCTGTCCTTTATAGAAGCCTGATTGTGGTATTCGTCTACTGACATCTTCAATTGGAAGCAACTCATAAATCTTAGCTTTATACTTACTTGCTTCTTCAATATATCTATCTGCTAAATCTTCAACCTTTTGTTGTAATCGTATTGCATGATGACGAACATCGATATTACCAAAGTAACATTCTAGCTCATCGTATTCATGTGGTATAAAAGTATCAAATCCATCATTGATTGCTCCATTCAAAGTTTTAAATGGAACACTATTAACAGTCCAACCTGGACGATACATACAAATTGAATGACTATCTCCTATTACTACTTTACGTGTAGGATTAGGATAGTCTATTCTCACTGCTTGATTATACATTCTTTCAAGATTGTCTAAGTCTACATCATGCCATTCTGGTTGAACTTCTTTTTTAGCCGAGTCAAGTTTTGATTTAACCATTTCGTGGTACGGCGGGAAGTCGATTCCAATGGAAAAGACCCTACCTTTGAACTGAGAAAAATTAACAGTGTTTTTAACATACGGAAAACCGTATACACCACCAAACATATTAATTCCACCAGACCAGTCAGTACCATGATAAACCCAAAGATTATCATAAACATTATGGTCTTCAATCTCTCCACCGTAGTTAACATCGCAATTTCCATATTTCTCCTTTATCATATCTCCATACATTACTCCAGCAGCTCCTCTATGAGAACCTGGTCTCTTGGCTATTGGAATAAATGGACAATTAATTATATTTTTCATTCAAAAAACTCCGTCAATGTATTAGTTTTTTGTACGCGTGCTACGCGTCTACGCGCGCAAGCTTTTTCATCTTCTCTTATTTGTAGGTATACTCCAAACTGACATGATAGAACTTCTGTTCCATAGTATTTAAGAGAATCTTGTTCGTATTGAAACAATTTAGTTCCATCTTTCTTATTGATATTGAATGCTTCAGGATGAAAGACCACATCTTTTGTAAGTCCAATTTCATCAGCATTTTCTCTCATAAAATAAATTGCTTCATCATATAGTTTCTTTGGAGCATCTGGCCACATAAGTTCTATTGTATAGACTGCTCCTGGTCCTGGTGCTACAAATCTTTGATCATGATGATACTTCATTTGTGGTAATACCGATGATGAAGCAGCTCCATGAAATCCATAATAATGTCCTATACCAGGTTGTTCTCTCAGAAGATTATATATCTCTGACATATGATCACAAAGTTGCATACGTTCTAAGAATCCAGTATCTCTAAATGAAGATACCCATTCACATACATCAACTGGATGAAACTTTCTATCTGGATCGTTATATTTTTGTCGACAATGATTTCTTGCAGCTGTTTGAATCGAAGTATGAAGTTCTGTTGTTCCCCATATTGGCTGTTTATTTGCAATTGCTTTATCTAAATTCTGTCTTATTGATTGTATATAATCTTTATCTTCATCTGCAAATCTATCAAAGTCAACAAATACGTTGTCTTCTCCTGAAGCTAAGAAGTGAACTCCTCTTCCTCCATAGAAATGAGATATAAAAGTATTGCCAACAATATTCATTATTGAAGTATCTAAACTTGCAATTTCTTGGCCAATGAATCTCATACGATCATCAAGTGTAATCGTTGGATGAAAATATTCTACGTCTTCTCCAAGACCAAAATCATTATTTCCGTGACGATTAACAGCTTCATATGTTTCATCTATATAACCAAGTTGAATACCTGATCTTTGATTGACTTTATATAAGAACCAATTGAACTCTTTCATAAGTTCTTTATCATAGTTCCACCAATCGTAATTATATTTAATACTTGACACGTTCCTCGTTATCTCTCTTACAATGTACTATTGAAATGTTTGGACATCTCTTTTCAATTTCTTTTATTTGGATAGGATCATCTTCAAAATGCATTTGTACTTCTACACCAAGATCTTTTAACATGTTAATCATTTGACCTTTAAAGATGCCAGAAGCTTTTCTACCATAGATTGGATTATCATGACGATCAAGTGGATTCATATATACGGTATTATATATGCCTCTTGAATGTAGCATTTTTTCTGTTTCTTCTCTATCATGGTAAGGCCGCCCTGTGATAATAATATCATTTTCACAGGGTCTTACGCCGGTGACGTCTTCGCCAAAATAGATTACACCATCAATATCGAAACTATTTACTTTCATAATCGTTTACTGAATCTTGAAATGTAAAAAGCAAGTCTTTTGCTTTAGGTCTATTTTCTTTGAGCTGAGGTTTAGTCATGTCTGTAATAACTCTTCTCGCTAAAGCGTCACATTCAAATTTAGCATCTTGAGTTTTAAGTTGTACTGGAGGAGTCTTTTGAGTCCACGCAGAAGGTCCTCTTAAATAACCTACAATACCCATCTCTGAAGCTACTTTACAAAATCTAATTGCTGAGACTACAACTCCACCAGAGTTTGGAGAGTCTTGAACTGAAAGTCTTGCTGACAATTCATATCTTGCTCCAGCAAATCCATAAGCAATCATATCAAAGTTTGCTATTTTATTATCAGATGAAATATATTCTCCACCTGGTTTTTGTTGAACGGTAAGAGATGGACCAGCAAATAAAGTCATACCTGCTGTCGACTCATTTCTTACAATATTCTGTCCTTTAAGGACGTTTTCTTTTGAGATATGTTTGTTCTTTAATCTATATTGCTTAGCCATATTTAAGAAGTCAGTGTTTGCTGTTCTTCCTGTTCTTATATGCTCCTGTCCTTGAGTAGATCCTGCAGCCATATTCATTTGAATATGTTGAGTAATCATAAGACCAGAATCTAACATCGCACCTTGTAAGACTTCAGACATTCTTGAAGCTCCCCAAGCTGATCTCATATCAGAACCAATAAAGGATAACCCAGCATCGATAAATCTTTGCTCAGTTTCAATTGCATCTTCTGTTGAAATCAATGTAGGAATACAATTTACAAAATGAACTCCTGCAGCAAGTGCAACATCAATCCAGTATCTTGATGCTTCTTCTGATCCTACTGGTAAGTAATTAATAAGTACATCTACTTGATGATACTGTAATAACTCAACAGTTCTATCAAATGATTCAGCTGGAACTGCTCCATTTACAAATGTAACTTCATCTGGATAGTCGTGCATATGTGGTGCTATTCCGTCCATTTCTGGAGCTGAATATACCAATGCATCCTTTGTTACACATGATGTATTACTATCTGTACTTATTTTTTCGACATGATCCATAGCACAATTAGGCTGAGCTCTTAAAGCTTTTGCCAATTTCTTATTGACTTTTCTTTTATCGATATCAAATCCAATTACAAATTCTATATCGTGGACGCTATATCCTCCGATATCTTCGTACATAAGACCTATTTTATCTTCTGGATTTTCGTTATAATATTGAATTCCCTCAACGAGAGACTTCGCGCATGATCCGACACCTATGATGCCTGCTTTGATTTTTGACATAATTATTTTTCTCCTTGTTTATATCAGTTTATTTGAGTGAGAAATTTGGCTGGGAGACCCAGAGTAGCTCACTATATATTATTAGTTATAACACTTATCAGACCACTTCCGAGGATAATGACTGCTGCTGTGTTTAAAATTATCAATGCTCTATCTTTCCAGATAAGAGCGACTATTAACCAACCAATCGTTCCAATTAAGGAAAATGTTTGGTCGTAAATTGCAAGATCAGAATTTGATCTTGTTGTCATAGCTATTAAAAGAATAGCCGAAGCTATCCATTTTATATACCAATCAAGTGTATACTTAGGAGTTGCGCTCTTAAATATACGTTTTGAATTCTCTAATTCTTTTGCGTCAAACTTTGATTGACTCATATTCTATACCTGCTTCTTCAAATAATTGTTCTGTTAATGTATCGCTTTTATTCCAACGATCTGGAGTATCTTGAGAGAAAGCCATTACTCTTTTGACTCCGACTTGAATAAGTCCTTTTGCACATTCGCTACAAGTTGGTAATCCATGCACATAGACTGTCGAGTCTTTTAAAGATACTCCATTTGCTGCTGCGTTATAAATGCAATTCATTTCTGCATGTACAACATACTTGTACTTTTCTTCTCTATCATTATATCTTTCTTCAGCATCTTCAATACCTCGTGGAAATCCATTATAGCCTTGAGCAATAATTTCTCCATTTTCTCCAATAGCAACTGCACCAATTTGTCGGCTTGGATCTTTTGACCACGTGCCAAAGTGCCATGCTAAAGCGAGATATCTCGTATCCCAATTACTTGATAAGGTCAAAGTGTCTTTCATATACGTGTAAGTTTTGTACTTGCCAGTGAATGTCACCTAAGTCAATATGACCTAGTATTTTTTCTTTATTAAGATCTGATGCTAAGTTAACGAGCACTTGTTTTTGCCAAGCATAATCGTTTTTATAACCAAACACTACATCATTAGATCTCATTTGAACTACACAATGCAATTCACGATTTCTAATATAATATGTTACAGCGTTAGTACAAATGAAATCATTTTTACCATTCTCATCAAATTCAAACCAGATGCTTGGTCTTTGATAGACCATAGTGGCTCGTCTTGAATCCATGTTGTATGTAAGTTCATTTAATACTTGTTGATATTGACAATTAAATTTTGGACTATAAATGAGATGACCATAATTAGAATTGATTTCACCATATTTATTTGCTGTTGATTGCCAAGCTTTTGGTGGTTCTCTATCATCAGAATAGATGTCATTAATGTTGGTTGACTCAGATTGATACCAATCAAGTTCGGCTTTAATATATTCTTTGTTTGGAGTACCAAAGATAGCTGGTTTATCAGCAAGGAATGATGCGCCAATAATTTCTACAGTCTTACATCCAGTTTTATCTGTTGTAAACTGTTTTGATTCAAGAGCATTAACAAATATTTCTGCAATATCTTTAGTCGTCTGCATTTTGAATCCTGTTATTGAACATATCTCTCTTTGGATCTTGGCCTTCCATTTTACCACGAGCATAAGCAACTGCAAAAGAACAATAGTTAATCATGTCTTTATACGTATCTTCAATGCTTTCGAAGTTTGGTTCATCAGCTGATTCAAGCAAGGATGTTGCTCGCATCATTTTACCAAGAATAATATCATGAATAGTATCAATGCCACGTCTATAGTGCATTGCTTGTACTACTGTAGATTCAGAGCTTTGATAGTCTTGTGATTTTTTAGTTTGTAGTTCTGCGCATTCTTGTAGAACTCTTAGGCTTTCTTTCATAATGTCTCCATAATTTAATTAATATATCTATTATACCATACTTTTGAGCAAAT